GTCCCACCCGTGGCGGTGCCGGTCACGGCCCCCGTCGTGTCGTTCGTGTACGCCGGGTACCCCACAGCAGTCGCGCCCGACGTGTCAACGCCGGTAAGTTCACCACGAGTCTGCATCCAAAAGTACTCACCCGACACGCGAGACGCGCCTGTGGCGTTGACGCCGCTGCACTTCTTGTTAGCGCCAGTCACCGTCACCGTCCCAGACGCGCTAAACGCGCATCCCGTCTTGTCGGCAATCGTGCCGCCGGCAAGGACGTACACGTACTGCTTATTACCCTCGACGCGGATCGTACCCGTCGGGTACAACTGCTTCGTTCCAGCCGAGGTGACCTTGTCGTAAAACACAGTCTGAAGCGGCATAACCTGCTCCTCCTTTAGAGAGGCTCCCTTCTGGCAAGATTGCCAGAAGCCTCCCCGACCCAAGGGTTACGTAGTCGGCAGACTCGCGCCCGCAGGCGTAACCAACAGACCCTGCATCCGCCTGTTGGTCGTAATGATGTTGCCCTGGACAACGATCTGCGCCACACGATCCAACTGGTTGGGGATCGGTTTCCACGAGGTCATAAAGAAATCGGCCTGCGTGTCGATCACCAACTCCAGATACCGACTGTTCAGGAACACCACCTTCGCGTCAACCGCCGACGGCGAGAACGTGATGGCCGCGCCTTTGTACTTCAGCGCCTCAAACCCCACGTCGCCCAGCTTCGTGTCATAGACACGCAGAATCGGGGTAAGGACCCAGTTCTCGTACCACTCAAAGAACTGCTGATACCCTATAATGAGGTCCGGATGGTCGTTCCCGATGGAGCACGTGTTATACAGGTTCGCCATCCCGTTGCGCAGCTCGGCGATTGTATCGCCGGCGGTGCCTGAGCAGTCCTTCACACGGTTCTGCCACCACGTGTTCGTAGCGGCGTCAATGCCACCCAGCGTGTCGCCTGTAAACGACGACTTGATGATGCTCTGCGACGCGCTGCTCCCTACGACGGAGTTGAAGTCGTCCGCCGCCGGCGTATCCGCCCACGCCATGGACTCCAACTTGTCAATGAGCGACAGCTCCGCCGTCTTCAGTTTCGCCTGCACCAGGTTGATGAGCGCCTGCTTCCCGCTGTTCATGTTGTCCTCGCCGAAGTACCGCACGATGTTGCACGCGAGCCACTTCCAGTCGTACTTCGCCGTGGTCATGATCTCGTCGTTGACGATGTCAAGCGCTCCACCAATCCCGATGCTCTTCACAGACGTGTTTTTCCCGTACAGCAACTGAGCGCCAATCCAACGCCCACCCGTTTCCTTGCGCACACGCTGCTTGCTATACAGCCAATAGAACAGCGGTGTGGCGTTGAAGATGTTGTCCACCGCCCGCTGGCGCATCAACTGCCAGGTGGTGGAGTACAACTGATCAAGTTTTTCCGTCAGGTTCTCCGGTGTAGCAGCCATGTCACACTCCTTTTACAGTCCTACGATTTCAAACGCTTTCTCAATAGCCTCCTGGGCCGTGAGGTTAGTTTTCTCCTTCGCAGCCGTAGGCGGCCTACCGGCGGGCAGCTCGCCACCAGGCTTGCGCACAGGCGGCTTAACGCCGGCCGCAGACCGCTGGGCTTTCGCAAGGAAGTACACTTGTCTAGCGTTAAGCGAGGGGTTGGCTTCTGCCAGTTTGATCATCTCCTCGCGATAGTCAAAGTAGTCGGGAAACTCCCGTGCCGCGGCCTCCACCTCCTGGCGCGTACGCTCCGTTGTGACGGCCTGCGCCAGCGGGGTAAAGTACACGTTCTTAACCTCTTCGAGAGTCTCCTGCTTAATCGCATCGCGCAGAAATGCGGCGAACTCGATGCGACTCATGTTGTTAAGCCGTTCCTCCAGTTTTGCAACGTCCATCTGCTGCGGCGCAGGCGCAGCCTGCTTAGGCTTCGCCCGAGACGCGAGAAACTCGGCGTACTCCGGCGAGGTGATGACTTTCATCACCTCCGCAACCTTCGCCTCAGCCGCCGCTGCGCGGGCTTTCGCCTCCTCAAGTTCCTTCGCAGGGTCCGGCTGTGGTGCAGCATCCGGCTCCTGCTTCACATCGTCCAGCGTACCACTCAGTTCCTCACCCATCGTTGTGCCCTCCGTTAGTTTGCGTTAGTCCTCACGACGCAAGCGGGTTCTCCAACCCGCGCGCCGATAACTCCCTGCGATACTGCCGCCACCCCGTGATGTACACGGGTTCGTGCCCCAAGTGGGGATGCCAGAACGGTTTGAACGTGTACGACTTGCCCCCAATAACGACGTACCGCATCAGCGCCCCGCACTTCGTGCAATGCACCGACGCCGCCATAGGCGGGACGTCAATAAGTTCCTCCCGCGTCGCGCCGCACGACGGGCATTCGAAGTCATACAGGCGGTACACGCTTGCCTCCATGTTCCAATGCAGACTTCGTCAGGATAAACTCCTGCTGGGCCTGCTGCTCCTGCGCCAGCTCGTCGGGAGACTTCATGAGTTCCTCGATCTTGATGCCCTCGTACTTCTCGAGCAACTGTTTTCGAAGCGCATCCTGGCGGATGTACGGGTCGCCGTTGAGCGCCTGGAACAGTTGAGCGGCCTGCAACTTCGCGGCTTCCTTCGACATGGGCAGCGTAGAGTCGGGGACGACTTGCACGTCGTAGTCGCCGCGCAAACGAGACGGGGTCACGCGGACCCATCCTTGCATGGCCGTGACTTCGAACGTCCGCTGGGTGGTCCAGTTTTGGAACACCAGTTTGTGAATCTTGGTTTGGAACAGATCCGCGATGAAGTCAGCGACCATGTCGCGCAACTCGTCGTCGCGGATCATGTTCTGTTGCGCCACGCGAGACACTTCCGTCGCCGTACGGCGAGATGACTCGAACTCGCCCGCCTGGTTACGGTTGTAGCCGATGATCGTGCGAATGTCGTTAAAGATGTCCTCCGCGACGTTGTAAATGTCGCGCGACATCATCGGCGTAAGCGCGGCAAAGCCCGCCGAGGGAGCACCTTCGGTGAGGACGATGGTCCCCACTTCGCCGCTCTGCAACTTGTTGATCTCCTCCGGCTTCAGCAGGTTGCGGTCCAACAAGAGTTTGAGGCTACACATCTTACGGTGGTACATCTCGTGCGTACGCGTCTCGATGTACTCGTTGACCTGTGGTGCAATCGCGTCGCAATGTGAGATGCCCCAAAAGTCGTCGCCCACAGGGTTAAGTTGCAGAATCTGCACAGGTAGACAATCCAACTCGAGCCCATGTTCCTCGTCGCGCAAGTACTTGCTATGGCCTTCAGCAACAACGGTGATGCGGCGAGTCCGCTTGTCCCAAATCTCCCAACCCTCGACGTACTCGTCGTCTGCGCCCACGCCCACGGCGCCATGCTGCGCCGGCGACTCAAGGGCTTCGCCCTCAATGCGCACACGCGCGTTGGGACGCAACCCCCGCTTGAGGTGCATCGGGTACACGTCGCTTGCCATAATCTCGTCGAGCCGGCGGACGAAGCGGAACGCACACCACGGGGCCTCTTCGATGCAACGCACGCCTACCGGCACGACGAAGTCCTTTGGCGACACGCGAAGCGCCCACGGCATATCCGGTTTCACAAGGTCGTGGTAGTTGTACCAATCTCGCTGATGCGGCTCCGCCACGGGCGGTTCGCCGAACAACTCCTCCATCGCGCCCATCACGTCGGCAACTTCGCTGCCGCTAGGCGACAGCGCAGTCTCCAAAGAGTGGTAGCCCACCTTCACGATGCCGATGTTGTAAAGGAACGCATCAAGGATGATCAGTTTGAGCGTTTTCTTTAGCCCCATCTGCTGAATGAGGTAGGAGTCAATCGCGTCGAGAATCTTCGCGTTGAGCATGCGCTCGGCATACTGCGCCGGGTCCGCGGGTCGCGGACGGTTATAGATAACGGGGGATTTGAAGTAAATTTGTGGGATGAGTCCCCGGGCGATGCCAAAGACGATGTTGACCGGGATCACCCCCTGAGCGTACTTGCCCATGAACCAGTCATAGTTGCGCTGCCACCGGGCCTTACGGTCGTAAGAGTCTCGGTAGCGTATGCCGAGTTTGATCTGGTCTAACCACTCTTTTGGAGACTTTGGGATCACGTTACTTACTCTTGGGCGAAGATGAACCGCCGGTGTAAACGCCGTCCTTCGACTCGGTCTCCTTCGGAGACTGAATCGCGCCCCATCCGAAGTGCCCGCTACCGCCACTCAGTTTCTCGTTCGGCATTGTGCTCACCTCCCAAAGAGTTTGGATTTGATTGTTGCGATCCGCGACGACTTACGTGGACGCGCTCCCTTCAGCGCCGCCGCGAGATCCGACGGGCCGCCCTGCACCCGCGGTGGACGCGGTGCGCGAGGATGCGGAACCTTCAGAGCAAGTTTCGGATGCCTCAAGCCACGCATAGTGCCTCCTTGCGCGCGTACGCACGCGAAAGTCAGTTGGGATCAAACCTGGGTGGGGGAAAGAAACGGCAGAGGGGATCCACGGGAAATCCGTGGGGATCGCAACCTGGGTAGGGGGCGAGGTCCACCGGTGGGGATCGGAACCGCCGGGACGGCTCCACGGTACCCGGGTGGAAAGAGGACACCCCGCTAGGGGGCAGCTAAGGAAGATGGACCCCGCCCTCATCATCACCCCTCCATCAACGTTATAAACATCCCCAACAACCAGACCAGAAACACGTCCCGGAACACCGAGAGAATCTCCTCGTCCATCACGCGTCCAGCGCCTCCTCATACTCGTCCCAATCAACGCCCAACACCTCGGCCAACACACGCTCCACCCGCTCCGCAGCACGGTGCTGCGCCCCATACGGGCACCCCTCGCCATCCGCCCCTTCGGGATGCGAAGCATCCCACTCGTCAACCGTCTCCTGCGTGATCCCGTCACGCTTGCAAAGCCACCACTCCACGAGCTCGTGCACCGCGACCAACAACTCATACTCCTCGCGGGGCATCTGCGACACAACAACACGCACGCCTGTGGGCGTCTCGTACCAATCGCCACAGGTGTCGTACCGCTGCGCCCACGCGGGGACGGTCGTCATCGTTACTGTAACCACCGATACTCCCTCGGCAACGCGTTATCAACGCGGGGCCGTGTGTCACGGGTGTACCACAGCGCGTCGAACCTCGGGCGCTGCCGCGACGGCAACGACGCGAGGATACCCTCAAACGAACATGGGTGCACCGCACCCACAGGCTGCGCCTGCCGATGGGCCGGGCGCGACATCTGCACGGCATACGCCAGCGCGTCCAGCGCATCGTCGTGCCTCGACAGGGGCCACAAGCGCAACTCGTGTAACAACTCATCGGCCCCACTACGCGGTAGCCAGATCGTGCCGTTGGCGAAGTAAGGCTGCAACGCCTCGATCCGCAACTGTTTCGTCGCGGCCCGGGACGCTTTCAGCTCCTGCACGGTAAAGTGTACCCCACTTCGCCGCATCTCCTGCCGTATGGGGAACAACAACGCCCGTTGGAACGCGTTGGTCTCCATGCCCACACGCACGCTGCCGCGCGAAGCGTACGTCTCGTAGAGACGGAACAACTCGTAGATAAACTCGTCGGTCCCCAACCGGTCACAGACCACATCCGTCACGTACAATTCGCCTTCGGCGTTAGCCGCAAGACACACGATGGCGGTGTAATCACTCTGTTTTGCATCGCCGCCCCCGGCCTTCACCACACCCGTGGCGGGGTCGCAAGCGATAAAATAGTTGTGCGGCCCTTCGGGCAACGTGTCATAAAAGCGTAGCCACTCCTCTTGGAACTTGCGGGACGACTCTGACACAGGGTCGTTAAGGTACTGACAACTGTATTTGTAAGGTCCCATGGTCGCGAGTAACCGCTCCAACTCTTGGAGCGTGTACTCCTCTGGGAAGATGGGAACCCCGTTCTCAACGGCGCTGCGCACGTACCGGACACGGTCGGGCTCGTTGTCCATGATCCACGAGATGAGATCGAAAAACGCCCACCGCGTCCCGATGACCACGCTGATGCCCCGGGACGGGGACACGAACAACGCTTCCTTGTACTGGTGCCAATCGATAACCTTTTGCATCTGGTCCCGGGATATGAGTTGGTCGTCCGACACCAAGTCATCCTCGATGATCACATCGTAGTGCCGCGACACGGCTGTGCCGCCGACGCCAATCGACTCATACGTCCCCTCGGGCCAGTCTTTGGCCCGAGTGATGCACGCCGTGGAGTCGGTCCACCGCACCCGTTGCGGGTCGGGCACAAGTTCCGGGAACAACCAGCGTAGCGTCTCACACCGCTCCCACTTGGCCCGGATAAGCGACACAATCTTTTGCGCGTTCGTGGCGTTGGACGATGCGATGAGGATCCTGATGTTGGGGTCGTGGACCGACAGCCAGATGGGGTATGCCACGGACGCAATCGTCGTCTTGTAATGCCCCCGCGGCATGACGATCAGTTTGCGAAGCTGTGGCTGCGCGAGAAAATCGCACAACGCCTTGTGCAACGTGGGCGTCAGTTTGTCGAACCCCAACACGCCTTTGGCGAACAAGTACAACGACCCCAACGCCCGCGCGCGGAGCGTGGAGCGCATGTACTC